CTCTCTGAACGGACCTTCAAAGAAGGTCTTCTTGCTGTTCGGACAGAAACCAAGTAAGTCGAGGAGACGAATCACCGATCGATAGCAAGAGCTATCGACGACAAGATCGTCTCCAAAACAAGCCCAATTCTTCCGAAATCCATCCAGGATAGGAACACCTGAATGGATATAAGCAGCACGAATAAGACAGCTAAATATGACAGTCTGCAATGGGAATGTAAAACCATTACCCATAGTAGAAATCATAAATAGAGGAATGCGATCACCCTTATAGTATGTAGAAGAAGATCGTAACTCTAGTAAGGTTCGAAAGAACCAGCTAGGGAAGATCTTCTCACATAATCGTAAGGAGATACTATCGGAAGCGGAAGACAGGTCAATTGTTGAGAAAGACCCATCCTTCGAACCGACGCATGCCAGCCGACGATTCTCCATAGGTTGAAGACCTAGGTCAATACAAAAGTATGACCGAAGTCTAGCCTCAAGGAGAGCACCGAGCCCCAGTTGACAGAACATGTTAACTGAAGGCTCGACGCAAATCATACGACTCGTGTCTTGCGTTTTTGGAACAAAGCTGCAACGACTACCGCCAACTTTGTCATAGTTACCGAAGTTTTGACGGCGGTTGACTTCCGCCTCATCAAAAGATGGGAACCATTGAACAAAGTTCCTATACATATTGTATAGGTACTCAGATGTCACGGTGAGTTTAGATGAAAAGAGTTTAGCATACAAGCTATTCCCCCTAGCACCTAAAGCTGCACCAGGCCCTGTTCGACCTAACCCGATAAAATCGAAGAAGGAGGAAAAGAGCATTTCACCTTGAGGATGCAGGAATGAATCAATTTCACGGAGAAAACAACCGTAGAGTTGATCATCCCACGAATTCTCTAAGCGAAGATCCCAGTCCCTGCACTTTTTATTTGATGCAAGGAATTTCTCAAGAGCAGATGCGTCAGCATCCCTCGTGTCTGATGGTACCCATTTACGGGTAATATCAAACAGAAGAGAAGTACCAACGAACTGCTTATAAGAAACATCTGGTGGCAACTTACTAGGGTCAACTGGACCCAAGGGTAAGAATGCCAAGACATCCTTATAGACAGCAGAGTAAAGAGCATCAGAGCTAAGGCCCATGAAATTCTCCTACTAACGAACCACAACAATCAAGTGCCCCTGTACTTAACCAGTACCGAAGGCAGTGACGAATGCATCAACCGCAATCTTCCACCATCCCGGAAGGAATGGTAGAGAAGCGGAAGCAGCAAGCGTCACAATGATTGCGCTTTTATACCGACGGATGAACGAGATCATCAAATGACCCCGGTCACCACGGTATCACCGATGGAAGAGGAGATCTGAGTAAGAGCTCCAACCATCAGCGACAAAGCAGCACGTATATTAGCCGTGTCCGCAGTGTCGGAACCAGCTGGCACTTCAATCTCAAGCCGCGCTTGAAGCGTGGAAGGAGCTTGACCTGACAGAACGGTTACGCCTTTGCGAACAAGGATCGTATACTTGTTTCGTGGAACGTTACGAAGAACCCCAGTCACTGGATCAACAACTCCGAGGGCTTTCAGAACAGAAGGCCGACTGAGAGTGATAGTGAAAGGGCGCGACGGCGACGAACTAGAGTCGACACCAGTTTGAGTACCGCCAATGGCGGTAACTGCATACTGTTTGCCGGCAGAGGTCGGAGCCGTATCCGCTGACAGGGTATACGTCGGAGACGTAAGACCTGTTTGGG